AAGGTGACTGACTCTCTCATAAGTAATATCTACATTCTGAGGATGTCCACATTCACCAAGTAATCTGTTCTGAGGAATTTCTTTCAGGTTCAATCTTTGTACATTCTTTTCTACTACAACTCTAGGATAGGTACGACCATTCCCATTTTTAATTTCACTGTCGGCGTGAGGACCATTGAGCCAATATTTTTTGATTGGTTTACCATCATTGGTACTTTCGGTGATGATTTTGTTTTCCACACTCTGAAAATCAATTTCTTCTATCAGAAGTTCTGCCATATGTTATTCTCCATTAATAAGAATTTCTTTTATTTATATTCTGAAATTATTTATATTTTGGGTTGACTTAATTCTGAAATGGTGGTAATATTATTTTGTAAACCAAATCCACTCTAGGAGGAAGTTATGGCAAAGAAACTTGTTTATTGGAAACAACTTGATAATGGTAAATTTGTGATCGTGGATAAAAATGGTAGACATCTAACCACCGAGCAGGGTTTTAAAAATACTGTTATTGAACTGGCTAAAGTAAATCATCGTTGGGAACTTAAAGGAGAACTTTGATATGGAACTTTTAGAACATTATCCTTTTTGGGATTTGGTGGCACACACTCTCAAACCTGTAACCAAAACTCCTAAATTGCGCCATTATGGACATGCTTTATCTTTAAGGTGTAATACCAAGCAACAATTCACCAAATCCCTAAATCTCTTAAATAAATCTGGGGTATTTGAATGTGACACAATCAAAGACACATTTACAATTTACATATCACAGAAAGCGTTTTCTCAAAGAAAAATTTTCAAGTTGCCGAAGTCGCTGGCGATGTTGGAACCATTACTTGAAACTATGGGTTACAGGTGGTCTAACCATTACATCAACCCAAGCACTCCTAATGATTGTTGGGCAGTAATCAATACTTCATCAAACCATGCGGGACAGGTTGGAATGGATGAATATACTGCAATCGATTGTGTAATACGTATGGCGATTACCAGATTGAATTCAAAACAGAAACAGACTGAAGCTTTGAAGACAACTCTGACAGAAGTTTTAGAAGCATTGAAATAAGGAGAACCTTATGAAATTTAAAATCCGTGGTGACTGGCAACCAGATTTTGTGGAGGTTGATCTTTTGGTTTACCTCGATGTCGCAAACTCGTTGGGCATACCTATGAGAAAAGGCTCTCCTGAAAATTTTCAAAAGGCATGTGTGCTCGGATTGGTTGAATATGAAGATAAAGATTTTTGAAAAATCCTTGACTTTTAAAATGAAGTCTGGTACTATTCATTTAGATTTTAAACCACACTAGGAGGAAGTTATGATCGAAATCACCATTAACACCAAACAGCAATCTATACAGGTTCAATCTGCAATCGATGTCGCCACAATAGCACTAACGGATTATAATAAGTTTTCCGGCAAGGAAGAGGGAATTATCGAAACTGTTATGGGTTGGGCAGAGAAAAATTTGGAAATGGCTAAAGCCGAACATCTGGACGTTTTCGAACGAGAGAAATATATCAACAAGGCAATTGCTTACGCAAACGTTCTGGAAATCTTAATTCAATAGGAGGTCAAGCAATGAAACTCATTGATATGATGAAACGAGTTGACCGTTCCAAAGGAAATTCAGTTGATGGTGACATTGATGATTTCTGTCGGGAACTCGGGATTGAAAATTATTTCGGGTGGGATCAGGCTTTTTCTGAGCGGGTTCAAGGATACTACCTGATTAAATGGTTCTGCACCGATTCGTGGGTGGGTGCGGTTGTTTACATCATGGATGATAAACCTGTCGCAATTTCTTACCAATCTGGAAGAAAGAGTGGTCGTGAATTTGAATTTGTCAGCAAAGAAGCTGTGGAGAAGGTGAGAGCATTTATCCTGTCTCTGATTGAACAGGAAGATCGTTATTCCCTTCTGAATCTGGAAGAAGAACTTGATGAATTCTACACTGTGGATTATACATCACAACTTCTGGTGAATAATGGGTTTGTGGATGGAAAACCCTGTGTGGTAGAAACAAATGTTCTAAGAGGTTGGGAATATACAACTTGCAAAGAGGTTGGAGTGAAGTTTGAAGATGGAAGTACCAAGACAGTATCAATCAAAGACTTCAAAATTCCCTGTCACTTTATCTAATATCAAAAACCCTCTAGAGTTTATAAACTCTAGAGGGTTTTGTTTAAGCAGTTTTAAATTGTCGCATGACCAGCTTTTCTTTTTCCTTAACAATCTCTCCAATCCTTGTTTTAAGTTTGTCGGCCACAACCAGACCAATATTTTGTTTAAAATCTACCGGTGTTTTTTCTGATGCATTGTTAATTGCTTTCCTGATAAGTTCCTTAGACATTAGTTTCTTCTCCTTTAAGATCTGTTGGTTTTTCTGAATCTATTGGTGTTTCTTTTTTGCTGAACGATCCCCCTCCCATTCCCATCGTTGGGGATGAAGAACCTCTACGAGACACATTATATTCGTCTCCAAAATCTGAATTCTCTACGTCCGAGTTAAATTCATCGTCCGATTTGGCAGCATTAGCAATTGCGTTTTCCTGATCAATGCGTTTCATCTCTTCGTCGGTCAATCTTAAAATATTCTCTTGAACAAATACTTTTGAAAGGTATCCATTCCCAACCAACTGGTCGGCGTTGTTTGCTGTTGCAATTCTCATATCGAGAATTTGGTTGTTTTTAATTTCCGAATACTCATTGGAGTTTGCATAGGTGAATTTAATCTTTTCCTGAATCTGCATCCAATCTTCAAGGGACATAACTTTTTTAGCAAGCAAATCTTTCTTGAGCAGATCAACAAAGAGATTATTGAAACGCCGTCTGAGTTTCAAAATGAATTTGAAGAATTTCAATTCATCCTTTTCAATGTCTACCTGATTAGTTACGGTCATGCGCTGATCAGGAGCGCGTCTAGAGATAGGAACCTTGAGTGACCTATACACCTTATTAACCATATAGTCAACGTCTTCAAAAGAGGTAAATCCGGGCGCTGTACCTGCTACATTTTCTACCCTTGGGCCAGAACCACTAGCATCCACCGGAAACCAAAAATCTTCAAGAACACTAATACTCCTGTTTTTGTTTTCTACTTGTCCAGTATCCAGATTATAAATCTTCTTCTGGCGATATTTATTGATCACCGATTGAAGATATTCTTCGGCTTTATACTTATTCAATCCCTTGGTCGGAATGTAGAAAGCTCTCTTCTCAGCAGATTTGGTAATCCTCGCAATTACCAAACTATCTTCCACCAAACCCAATTGGTTGATAACCTTCATAGCAGAATTTAGATAAGAGATATGAAACTTTTTATCTATACTGGATATTCCAGAATTGATGTGGGTTATCTGTTCATCTGTATAAAACTTGGTATCATTCTTTATCGATTCACCATAGAAGTATCTCTTCTCTCCGGTGGGAGTAGTAGCTATGTTCATTCCGAAAGGTGTGAGTAATACAAGTTTCTTTATACCATCTCTGATCTTCGCATTATCAAAAACCGATTCAACATTCAACTGTCCATCTACATACCACTGTCTGAATAGATCATCGCCACGTTCATTGAAATCCAACATATACAGAATCTTATTCCACGACTCTTGCATTTTTTCTTTGACTGGATCTGGAATCTCGATGTCAGATAGATTCAACTTAACTGGTTCTTCGACTTCATCATAAACAATAGCTTCGTTGGCAACTTCATTCACAGCATATTCGACTTCTGGAAGATAAGATGCTTGACGCCATCTCATGATACATTCCGTCTTGTTGGTACTTAAAGCTTGTTCTTGGCCGTAAGAGTTGAGAGAGTAGGAGTTGAATGGGTTGTACGAAATGTATGGTGATTCAACTTCCTTTTCCGTTGATGATTGGGAGCTATCGGGGATCACCATAATCTCTTGTTCAGCCCTTGAATAGAAGGGGAACTTTAGTGTCTCGGTTAAGAAATCCACAGACCTTTGTTTAAGTTTATCAAACATTTCATTTCCTTTAGGAATTAGGTTTTATTTTATTTATAAAAGAAAATGGTTGACTTTTAGATTCAGACTGATATAATCAATTTATAAATTAAACTTACAGGAGGAAGCTATGGTATCCAAAACTGAATTTTACAATAATTACATCAGCAGAATTGGTTTCAAATTAAATGGTGTTTATGTTCCGAAGGGTACTATTGCGGATCTTATTCACATCTCCTGCGACAAACATAAAAAATGTAAATGCCCTCATATTTACCGTTTGCAGGGTCTTGTTAAGAAAGATATACACTCGGTGGGTAAACCATTTAGTGTGGATATCATCAACCAAGACGATGCTACAAATTATGGGTTTGATGCTTGTTATTCACTTGCAGATTATCCAACCAGCTTTTCTTATTTTCATAATCCTACGGAGGATAGAATATGATTATGAATAGAGAAACATTCGAATCGATTCTTTCTTGTAATCACCACATCCAAATCGATTGTCCGGTATGTGAATACACCTATGCTGGTGAGGATGATGCACAAACCACTTGCCATGTTTGTGGGAAACCTCTGGGTGAGGGGAAGATTACACTACTCGAATTTGTGGATATGATCTTAACTAAAATTGGAGGAGAAAGGAAATGACACATAAAGAAAACTGTCCGTGGAAAGAGGGTTTTAGTTTGCTGGTGACTGCAAATAATCCCGGTGGTGGGGATGAATATATCTCTATCACAGACGAAAGCATTTATTACAGATCCAATTACCACACAATCAACGATGATGATCAATATATCAGCTTTGATTTTTGCCCTAAATGCGGGGCTTCTCTAACTCAGGAGGATTAAAAAGAATATGGATAATGAAGATTTTACAGTTGAGGAACTAGAGATAGCTTTAAAAATAGTTTCTTCAAAAGGAAATAGTTGTCTCCACTCTATATGTGATGGGCATTATAGACTTAAAAAATCTTTAGAATTTGATGTAGTGGTTGCGAAAGCTAAAGATTGCAAAATCCAGAAGAAAACAATCTGGGTTTTGGATCACTACGAAAATTCGTATGAAGGTACACAAGGTATCATTTGTTGGTGGTCTGAAAAGCCCACATATCAACAACTGTTTGATAAGCTTTTGTTCTTGAAAGCTTTAGATGAAGATCAGAAGGATATTTATAAAACGGCTGTTGTGATCAGTCTTCTTGAAGGTATAGAGGTTAGATGCCACAACACAGATTATACTCTATGGGTAATGGAGGAAGGTTAAGTAAAGGGGAAATCTTTCTCGGTTAATACACTGAAAAAAATCACCCTTCCTTTTTTCCTCTCGGATTCACACCACGCTTCTGCTGCTTTCCATTTCACTTGATTTTTGATAAAAGTGTTTACCCTTTCCTTGTATGCTTTATTCTGCCTCTTAGGAACCTTGGGGGGGAACCGCTCCGCTTCGGGCTTGATTTCTATTAAATGTTCTACTATCTTTCCTTCTTTGGTTCTTACGGACATTAATATATCAGGAAAGTATCGATGTACCTTACCGTCTACAGGATAGAAATAATTTATAAAAAAATCTTCTGAAGACCAATTCACCACATCAGATCGTCTATCTAAGAACTTCATAATAAATTGAATTTCCCATCCTGAACGAGCCGTGATAACTTTATTCTCAGAAAGGTACTTCTGGGGATTCTTAAGATGCTTATACATGTCACCAATCTGCAAATAATTCCTAGCCACCAAACCCTCTCAGTTTCTATCCATTGTCCTATAATAAAAGGCAGTAGATGTCTATGTCCTAACGGACAAGATTATTTTAACTCCGAAATCCGTAATTGTCAAATAATTAATGATTATTTTTCTTTAATGTTTTAATTGTCAGCTTTTTCAATAACATAGTAATCATATTTCGTTCCGATGGTGAAAGATAAATTATTATCATCGGTGGAAGTGGTCATGAACTGAATATCCGAAACAGTTTCGATCCACATGTTGAAAAATGTAATTTTAAATGAAACGTTATTCTTGTTGGTTGTGATAAACAGAATGCCATCAAACATCGGTTCTTGACTCCGCAACACGTTATCAATGGGATCATGTGCCAACGTGAGTGCTTCATAAACTTCCATATAACTTTTTAATTCTTCATCGAGGAGGATGGTGACAGCTAGATCGTTATAGGTTAAAGAATCTCCCGGTATTTTTCCTCTCATAGATTGGAAACCACTTTCAATAGTTCCAACAGTAAAACCGGGAATACTAGTTTCAACATTGAAGAATGTCAGTTCCCGCTGTTTGGGGAAGATCATTTTAAAGTTACAGACTTTAAGTAAAGATTGTTTACCTGCCATAATAAACCTCTATTCGATAATAAAACGTGTGAAAGAAAAGGTGACTGTAAATTCTTCAACCTGATCTGCACTATCCATTGACAGTTCTATTTCAGAAATTTCTTTGGGGTGGGCATATAACAGAACATAAGTTTTTACGGTGTTGCCCAAATTATCTAACTGAGAAATATGAACGGTCGATTTATATAAGTCGTGGGGGGTTTGAATATTATCTTCACCCGAAATTATATTGAACCAAGTTTCAAATTTATCTCTAATACCAATTCCATTCTGATCGATTGTATTATAAAAATGGAATGTGATATCATTAAATTGGACATCAGTTAAGATTTTATATTTGTAACCCTGCCAACAAAGTTCAACTTCTCCGAATGTCTTACCGGGGATAGCACTACCCTTACAGGTATAGAATTCTCTCTCATCAAAGAGTGTATTATCGATGGAAATTGAGAAGCGATTGCCTCTCAAGAATTTACCTATATTACTTTTAAAATCATCTAATCTAATAGAAATCATATCGAACCCCTTTCAATTTATTTATATTTGACATTTATGGTGGGGTCTGGTATATTATATTTAAATTAAACCACCGAGGAGGAAGGTATGGATTGGCATTATGAAGAAGGCCAGAGGGTAAAACAAGAAATAGATATTTATGACCCAAGTAGAGGTACGAAGAAAGGCACCATTATTGGTCGTTATTCAATACCCGAACATACAATTGGGTATGTGGTTTTGGGTCCATATCCCGAACTTTATAAAGTTAGATTTGATGATGGGTCTGTCGAACAAGGGTTCTTCTGGTTTGGATTAACACCCATTAAATAAAAGGAGGAAGGTATGGAATTCACGAAAGAAGAGTTGGAGTTGTTGAGGGGTGCGGTATTTCATACGATTTGTGACACTTTCCACCCACCGGAGAGAGAAAAGAAATTGGATGCCTTATATGAGAAGCTGATGGAAAGTGTTTTGAAAACAGATTAAAAAGAACCCCGATGAAATCAATCATCGGGGTTCTTTGGTTTTTAAGCGACTTCCCAAGTATCAATACAGAAATCAATACTCAGATCTTCTAATGTATCAGAAGAATCGTGGGAAAGTTCAATCGAGTTCATTTGTTTCGGCCACGCACCTAAACATTTCCAACCCTTAATAGTTTCCCCCACATTACCCAACTGTTGTACATTAATAGAGGCTTTATAAAAGTCAGGATCGGAGCGAACATTTTCTGTACCTTCCATCATTGCAATACTTTCCATCCACACTTCAAAATATTCTTTGATCCTCATATCTTGATCCATATGACAAACCATCGTCACATCTGAGACTGTCATATCACCAGCAATTTTGGCGGTCTGACCCATAAACGGAACAGAGATTTCACCAATTGAACGATCAGGAATCGGGAACGATTTAACAAGAAATGAAAAGGGTTGTTCAGCCCACGAAGCATCCCCCTGTCTTCCGGTGATTGTTACCCAGAATCGGTTGGGTCTGCAACCCGATTTGAGTTGTGATTTAAAACTATCTAATTTAATATTATCAGCCATTCATATTCTCCTTTATGTTAACATCGACAAACTTTTCTTTTATTTATAATTCTAAAAAAGTTAATTGACTTGGGAGATATACCAATGTAGGATGGATGAAAATTGGGGGATATCTATGGAAAGAAAAGAGTGGTTGGAAAGATGTGCTGCGAGGTTTGTTGAAAGAGCCGAAGTTTCCCAAGAATTTGCTGCGGAATGTGCTTTAGCAGCATATGAAGAAGGTGATGAAATTTATGAAGATTTTACACCGGAAGAAGCTGCTGATGAAGAAATGAGTTATTGGGGTGATTGAATATAAAAACCAAGGAGGGAAGTAATTGAAGAACATCGTGATAGCAACAGCGGCACTTTCCAAACGTATTTATGCAGGACGGCTAAACAAGAAGGGCAACGCTTTCACCGATGGCAAACAGGATGTAACCAGCGATGTACTCAAGGCCATCATCGACAAGATCGGGGTAGGAAATACTGAAGTGGTACACGTTGATGGCAAACCCCAATTTCAAATTGAAGTGCGAGAGGCGGAAAATGAATAAAAGAGGGAGGCCAAATAGAACCTCCCTCTTTACTGAAATCTCTTAACGAGAGTTCGCTGCCTGTTGTAACTCGGGGTTCTTTTTGGGTCGCCCAACACCCCTTTTAATAGACGGAGGAGTTACGATGGGTGCGGATTGGGTCAGTTTTTTGGGCCGACCAACGGGGCGCTTACCTTCCTGTGGAACAGTTTTGGCTTTGCGAGTGTCTGAGGTTTCCCCTATGCTTTCGATGATCGATGCGAATTTGAAACCCGCATTGATTTCGTCGGAAAGGGATTTGACAGTCACATCACCATTCTTATGATCCTCGATAACTTTGGTTAAAAGGTTTGCAACAGTTTTATCGTTGATGGACAGGCCGGAAGATGCTGCTGCATTTTTGATGTCCTGCATTGCAAGAAAAATCATGTCGTTGAGTTTCATTGTTGGTTCTCCTTTTAAAAGGTTGAAAGAATTGTGAAGAATAACCAGTATAGAAGACACTAATCATATTTCATAGTTGCACCCCTTTCGTGGTCCATTCCCATTTTTACCACTTGTCTAATTTTTCAATCATTTTATTTTCCAGATAGTTATGATCATACCAATATCAAAATTTATGTCAAGGAAAAAACGCCATATAACGAAAAAAGGCTAGGTCAAATGACCTAGCCTTTTGTAAGTACACGAAGATACTTGTTTTTTATGCCGCCTTTTTACCGACCGATTCGGTAAATG